AATATTTGCCTTCCTCGCAACCTCTAATTTATTACGCCAAACATAGTCGCTAGCGACTTGATTGATTTTCCATTTCAAGCCACCACGCCAACAAACAAATGCTGGTGTGATATAATTAATTAGGGTCATTTTGCCAAAACTATAATTGCTGGCAACAGGTGTTGTTGTATTATAAATACCACCACTCACCCAACCTCGATAAAAAGGAAAGATTGATTGAGTTAGTGTCCACAAGCCAATATCACCACCATGTTCAGTGAGTGAATGGCGACAGTGTAAACAATACCTTTTGAGCATTTGACGAAAAGAAACAATTTCCTCACCAAAGAATACGTGAGAATATGGGTTCGCCACTGCTTGTTTTTGTAGCACTTGAATGTCAGGTGTCTGTGCCACAGGTTTGCTGGGTTCAGATGTATCTTCAACATCAGCCTGCACTTCTTCTCCCATTTGAGCGGTGAATTGTGCAACATCTGGCTGTCGTTTCCAGCTATAATTTTCTAGGTTTTCTGTTGGATTGCGAAATTCCATATCATCTCCAGCAGATACCCAGACGTTAACCAAAACATCATTGTTAACGATCGAGTTTGGTGTCACAAGTTCATTGACAACATATACTCTTATTAATCCATTAGCTGTAGGCCCTGGCACATTAACACTAGGGTTATTGCTAAAAGGCAATGACAAAGGTGTTGCACCATTTGCCCCGTTACCGGGAAAACCACAAATACAATAAGGCTCTTCAGAACCCCATCCAATACTCATGGTAACATCTTTTTCTTCAGCTAGATCAACAATATAAGTATAGTTGGTGACATACTCGTTTGAACTAAATCCATGTGGGTCATAAACAATCTTGAAACGTCCTTTATGGTAATTAGACGCTACAACTTGAAAACGAAACTTCATAGATCCAATCCAATTGCGAAATGGTAATGCTGCAAAACCACACGCTGGCAAAAACATTTCTGTTTCTGTCGACGTGACAGTAGCATTCCATAACGCTGGTGTTACCTGAATTTCAAAAAGCGCTGTCTCCTGTGCTGCTGCTGTAGGCCAAGGAAATTGAGTTAAATAAGATTCACGTGTTGCAATTGATTTCAAAGTTAATTCATCAGTTCCAGATAAACCAACAGTACGTGGATCAATAGTCAACTCACATTTTGCATCAACAGTGAGTTTTTGCGCGGTATCAGTAACATTTGTGTTGGCCATGTTTCCAAGACCAGTGGGACGATAATAGCTAATGTCCGATATATTGTTAGGTCGAGAATAACCAAAAGTAGTAGCAATTGCATTAACTGCGCTTGCAGCTAATTCAGTTGCTCTACAATATGGACCAATTACCGGAGCACTACGCAGAGCACCTGCAGCACGAGCAACTATTGAAGCTGGTCGCGATACAGGGCCCTTACCATATTCGTCATTTTCTTTACCCATCTGAGGAGCAAGGCTCCCAGGTTCGGACGATGTGGGTACAAGAAGTTCTACATCTTCTGCCCAAGCAAAGACAGAAATTGTGACATTGTCATCTGCTCCATTAGCATGTTTCAGTGAAGTAAAACTTCTCAAATATAATTCACCCATATTTCTCCACTCCTGATTTGGTATACTCAAGTAGTTCTCATACCAAACAAAAGGTAAAATCATTTCACCTCCCGCAGAAGTAGTAGGATCAAGAATAATTTTGGGTCGTTGAGAAGATGTCACTAAATCATTAGAAAATGCAGAACGGTCTGCAGAAAAATCATCAAGCGTGTGTAATGGCTTGTAGGATAACATAGCTCTACCATAGTGAAAACCATTTCCATTGATTAGCACTTTGATGTGCATTTTAGCTCTCATCAGGTTGTAGTTAGAAATCCTATTGATAATTCGCAAGTTCTCAAAATAAAATGTCCAAGGGTCAAAACTAGCAAACAAATTCCCTCCAACAGCCCAATCATAAGTTGCGATTTTGATTGGACGTGAAAAGAAATTGTTCAAGTCTGCATCCCTATTATCAACGATTCGGAACGTCTGATCGACGTCACTAGGTACTTCGTAAGTATACGAAGGTGTCTGATCAGCAAATGTTGTAATCTGCTGTGTCGTTTGATTTGGTTGTGTTGTTACAGTAATATTTTGTTGTGTTGTGTCAGTAATTCTATTTATTTATACAATATCCAAGTGAATTAAATTGAACATGCATTGTACATTTGTTGGA